TGTAAGTAATTTGCTTAGTATTTATATTAGCATTATTTGTAAAGCTCTAGGACAATTTTGTGATTTAGGGGTACCTTGATTACCAAGAACCATTAGGTATTATATAATATAGGTTATAGGTAGGAAAGGTAAATGGCAATCTCCATTCATGGCCTCGGGGGATTTAAATGGATAAAGGCAATCTAACCTTCAAGGCTCTTAGGTACCTCATAAGGCAATTAGGGTTATTGCGAATACTAACCCTATAATACATATATCACAATGGAAACTAATTTCGAATACCTAATTCAAATCCTCAGGGATCCCTCATTAGACACTTGGACTCTAGAGGAACAACAAGAAATCAACAACTTAGATTTATCCCAGGGCTTACATACTTTCTTATATGATGCCTATACTGGTATAATAACATACCAACCCAATAAGCTAAAACAGGTCTCATCGGATATTATATACCAATCAGACCATATAATAATCCTAGACTCAGATAGTACTATTTGCCTAGACTAATTTACCTAACCCAGGCCTAACTTAGGTTCTGGGTTTTTACTTACGCTAACTTAGTAAGCCCTTATAGGCTATCCTAATCTCTATAGGCTTACCATAGTCCCTATATGGCCTTATAGAATTAGGACCTAATAGGTTTATAGAGGGCAATAATAGGGATATAGCTAATGGGCCTTAATTCTTTATCACCTTAGTCCATTAATGGCCTTCAATATACAGGTATATAATACACTTCCTAGAGGACAGGCATAGGCCATATAGGAATATCCATATACATATCATATATGCCCACTACAAAGCGTGCGAAGATTCTCCTTGTGAACCCCCAAAATTAAGTGCAAAAATTAGTCCACAATTAAGTGCAGCATTTTTGTGATTTTTGCATATTTTCACTAAAATAATTTTGAAAATAAAAATATTCATTTTCTTGAAAAATTTTCTTGAAATATTTTTGTAATTCAATTATTATATGTATATTTGCATAGTGTTAAGAGAAACACAAAAAGATATTGAAAATTTAAATTAAGAATTTTTTAGAAATTATTTCTCTAAAAATTTTGCAGATTAAAATATAATTCGTATCTTTGTAGTGTCAGAAAGACAAAGCGATATTTGAAAGTTTAGACAAATTAATAAAACCTTATTAGATAAGTTCTAAAAAGTCTTTTCTTATCTTATCGAAAAGGTTATAAAAATAATAATTAACAAAATAAGAAAAGCGTTTATATTATGAGTAAAACTAATAATTTAGTAAACGGTGTTAGTGCAAATGTAGCAAAAGCAAATGCAAAAGCAAATAGTTTAATTGCTTTAGACGTATTGAAAAGCGTAAAAGAAAAAAATCAAGGACTTTTTAAAACGGCTTTAGGGACAAAAACAGAGATTTACAAAAAAGAATTATTTACAGGTGCAAACGAAAAACAAATTAAATCGTTACGCAAAAAGTTCAGAAACGTAACTTTTAATTTTCTTTCTACGATTGCAAACAAAGCAGATAAAAAACTAATTGACGGCTTTATAGACTTTTATAAACAAGTCTACGTTTTAAATGATTTTTCTTTTTCTTCCATTGCAAGCGAAAATACAAAAGAAGAAAAGAAAGAGATACTAATAAAAGGTCTCGAAATTGTGAAAAAATCTTTGAAGTAAAACAAAATTAAAGTAGGGGAAATATTTCCCCTACTAACTAAAATAATAAATCATTTATAAAGATATGGCAGTATTTACACAATATTTAATTATTAATATAGCATTGTTTGTAATTATAGCTTATTTAGTTATTCAATGCTATAAGGATATAAAAGAAATTTTAAAAGACGATAACGAAACTTTTGAGGACTAAAAAAAAAAGCAAAGGGACAAATAAAAATGTTTGTCCCTTACTTTTTATTTTCAAATGTTAAATTTAAGGGAACCGTACTCCCCATTTAGTACCACAACTTTTACCTTCCTCGTGATAAGACTCTGCCAGAACTTCCCAGCCACATCTTAGGATTCTAACAAACCCATCTTCCTTCAAAGTCTCAACCTTCACCATACTTCATTACCTTATTAATTATTAAATCAATTGCCTTCACTCTTACTTCTCTATCATTTGGGTCCCACCAATAGAAATTCTTCTGAGAAATCTCAGGTATAGAATCCCTTGCTATACCCCATATCTCTTTGGATGAACTTCTAATATCAAAGCTATCCCTCCAACTATACAAGGTATTCAATCTTCTCTTTACTACTTTAGCATTTCTTAGGGCTACTATAGAACTCCTATTTATAAAATCTTCATATGCCCATAGGACTTCTATACTGAAGGAATCTAGATTCCATATCCCAATCTCTTCGAGGTAATCCAGGATATCTACTCCTCTTAGGTAAAAGCATAGGCCCTTCCTACAGTCCTTATCCATTAATAGGGATTCCCTTGCCTTATATAGCCTTGCTACTGCAGTTCCCTTACTTATGTAATCTGTACTTCTCATATTCATTTAGCATTTATATAAATATATAGAACTCAAGGCATCCTATGGGTAGAGGACTACAATATCAAGAGAGCAATAATTATAAACCAATAAAACTTATTAGATATGAACGAATTTAACTTTAGAGTAGCCAATGCTGCACCCAGGGCATCTGGTTTTGAAATAGGTCAGAATGTTGGAGATACCAAGACTACCTATATCTACTCTTATAAGACCAAGTACATTAATGGTAAGAGTACTGGGCAGAAGACTAATGTGGATTGGGATATGGAATCTAGCATCCCATCTTGGGTAAGTGTGAAATATGTTTTTGAGGGTAATGATTGCAAAGTAACCTTCACTACATTACAAGAGAATACTGGTTCTTCAGCGAGAACCCATACCTTGGTAATGAAGCAAAGAGAATCAGGTGAAACTATATCTTTCCCTATAAGTCAAGAACCTAACTTCACCTATACTTACTTCTTGGAAGTATTAAATGTAAGTAGTACTGTCGGAGCTAATATAGGTGATACTACTAAGATTATGGTTCAATCTTATATGACTCGAAGTGATGGAGAGAAAATGGTCAAACAACCTTCAGTAGGAGCCACTCCCTCCTTTGCAAGTAAGGTTATAGTTGAAGCTGTGTCTACACCTCATGGGTACCAGATTGTAGTTGAAGCAACTGCAGCAAACATCGGCTCTTCAGAAAGGTCCGAAATTCTACTAGTAACTTGTGGTGACCAACGTAAAGAAGTGACTATATGGCAGCAAGCTGCGGAACAGGATATCACCCTTACTATCCATTGGCCTCTGAATACTAATTCAGCAGCTTTCTTCAAAAAAGGACAAACACCTCAATCTGGTAGTACCGGTACAGCTTATTTTAATTTCTCTGTATTAAATGATACCTCGGTCCATAGGTATAAAAAATCCGAAGGTATAAGAGTAAATTTACAAGATGGTAATACTGAAATAGCTTACCCCGGTGATCATATATCGGCTTATAGGTTTACTAACCAAGCTTGGCAATTAATATTTATTTTCACATTGCCTTCATCAGACCAATCAATCACTTTATAAATTTCAAGGACATGGAAAAGAAAAATGTAGTATCATTCCGTAGGGGGGGAGGAGATCACCACCCTTAATTTAGAATTTGCAGGGACAGGAGAAACTACTGTAGTAATGGTTGAATCTCTAACCTACAAGTATATCAATGGTAATTTAGCTCAAGAATATGCAACTAATTGGAAAGTGGAATCTCAGAATTTACCTTTAGGTAGTACCCTTGAGACTTCTGAGGTTCCTTCCCAATTAACCATTACAGTACCGGCTAATGATACCTCTTCTACTCAAAGTGGTAAGATAGTACTTCTCCAACCTGCATCCGGTAAGAGGATTACCCTTAATTATTCTCAACCTACCCGTATACAAAACAATGGTATCATTATATATGTTTACTCAGACACCTTAACTCAAGATAAAGGTGTAATCCAAGTAGTAGCAGACCATTCAGTTGCTAGTAACATTTCTATCGTTCTGGATATTCAATATGGAGTCTCATCTGAAGATAAAAACCAATACAACCTAACCTTAGCGAAAGGTCAATATTTATTAAACCAAAAGTTCGATATTCAAATAGGCGCTCATCCCAAGGTTCTAAGTTATGATTATAGCCCTAAAGAAGACTCTTCTTATCGATACTCAGTTCAAATATTCGAAGAAAATATGGAAAACTTAAATCCCCCCCCCTAACTTTGG